AAGCCATACGTTTTATAAATCAAAGAGAATTTAATTATCCTTTTAATCACTCTACGCACACAGAGACATTAGTCCCTGGCACAGTTAGGTACTCTCTACCTGCTGACGCTAAACACGCAGACTACAATACTTTTAGAATTGTAAAAGACTCCACATTAGCATCTTCTGGTAACAACTTAAGTATTATGCAGTACAATGAGTACATAGACAAATACGTAGACCAAGAAGATGAGATAGACACAACAACATTAGATGGCACGTTATCATCATCTGCCACAACAATTACAGTAGCTAGTACATCTGGCTTTGATTCTGCTGGCACTATATTTGTAGAGAACGAGCAGATAACTTATACAGGCACTTCTAGCACTGAGTTTACAGGAGCTACTAGAGGTGCAAATAATACAACAGCAGCATCTCACGCCAGTGGTGTACAAGTTGCTCAGTTTACTGCGGGTGGTGTTCCTACACACGTTGTAAGAACATTAGATAATAACTATTTGTTATATCCTTATCCTAATAAAACATACGCACTTAAGTTTGACTACTTTACATTTGCATCAGACTTATCTGCATCCACAGATACACCAACAATACCAGATAGATTTTCTCCTGTTATAACAGACGGAGCGACAGCTTTTGCTTATCAGTACAGAGGAGAAACACAACAGTATCAGCTTAACTTTGCTAGATTTGAACAAGGTATCAAAAATATGCAAAGCTTACTAATTAACAAGTATGAGTACGTTAGGTCAACTGTAGTGTTAAATCCTTCCGTAACCTCTAATTATTTTACTATGGAATCAGTTAGGTAATGCCTGATTTATCACAAACATCTCCTTCAGCGTTTCCTCTACAAGGAGGTCTAGTTTTAAACAAATCTACATTCGCTATGCAACCGGGAGAAGCACAAGAGTTAATAAACTTTGAGCCTGATATTGATGGTGGGTACAGAAGAATAAACGGATTTACAAAGTATAATACAAACGTAGTACCACAAACAAGTGCATCAACAGAAGAAGTATTGCTTTCTTGTATATTTAATGATACAATAGTTGCAGCAAGAGGGACAAAGATATTTACTGCTGCCGCAGGTAGCGGCTCTTGGACAGAGAGGGACAGCGGTAGAACCAGTGCTGGCGTTTACACGTTTGAACGATTTAACTTTGATGGCAATAATAAATTAATTGTAGCAGACGGAAACAACGCACCAACAGTATTTAATACTTCATTTGCAGCTACAGATGTATCATCAGCAGGAAGTGGAGAAGTTAGCACTGCTGTAACAGGTGCAAAGTTTATAGCAGTATTTAAAGACCACATGTTCTACGCAGGTATGTCATCTACTCCACAAGAGGTAGTATTTAGTGTACCTTTTGATGAAGATGACTTTGCAACAGGTAGTGGAGCAGGTAGCTTCAAAGTAGACGACACAATAACAGGTCTTAAAGTTTTCCGTGAAAACTTATTTATATTTTGCCAAGATAGAATCTTTAAGCTAGCAGGAACTTCATCTAGCAATTTTGCCGTTACTCCTGTAACAAGAAACATCGGATGTATAAACGGACAAACAATACAGGAATTTGCAGGTGACTTAATATTCCTAGCACCTGATGGATTAAGAACTGTTGCAGGTACAGCAAGAATTGGAGACGTTGAACTTGGTACTATAAGCACTCCTGTGCAGTCCATATTTAATGATAACATAACTTCAGCTAGTGGATTTAGGTCAGTGGTTATACCAAACAAAACACAATATAGAGTGTTTTTTACTAAGTCAGGTGTATCACAAGTGCTTACCGAAGGTGTTATTACATCTCTACGAGGACAGGCTTTTGAGTTTGCAAGTTTAAAAGGCATACGACCCACATCAACTGATACTGTAACAAGTGCCACAGGAACTATTGTTATACATGGAGGAGAAGGTGGTTATGTTTATCAGCAAGAATCAGGTAATGATTTTGATGGTACAGCCATAGGAGGAAAATACAGAAGTCCTGATATAAGTTTTGGAGACCCCGGTATAAGAAAACACATGCACAGAGTGCTCGTAAGTTATAAGCCAGAGGCATCAATTAGTGCAGATTTATTTTTAAGATATGATTATGAAGACCCAGACACACCAAGACCTGCCGCTTACTCTCTTACAGCTAGTGACATTGTTGCTGTATATGGGACAGGTGTCTACGGAACAGCAACATACGGAGGACAGTCAGAGCCCTTGTTGCGACAATCCGTAGAAGGTTCAGGGTTTACAGTGGCTTTACGAGTAAATGATAATGGTACAACAGCCCCTTACGCACTCAGGGGGTTTCAGATGGAATATCAAACAGGAGCTAGAAGATAAATGGGAGCAACGTATACACGACAGTCTACATACAGTGACGGTGATGTTATCACGGCTGCCCACACTAATGACGAATTTAATCAGTTATTAGCAGCCTTTCAAGCAAGCACTGGACACACACATGACGGCACCGATAATGAAGGTGGACCTATTACAAAGCTATTAGGTAACACACTTACTTTTGGTGCAGGCACAGCAGGCACAGACATTACTATAACTTTTGATGGCGAGACATCTGATGGTGTCTTAAAGTGGATGGAAGATGAAGACCACTTTAAATTTATGGATGATGTTGTAATTGATGGCACGAAAAGATTATACTTCAATGATGAAGGTGGAGAATATCTACACGGTGATGGCACAGACCTAAATATTGTTGCAGGTGCAGATATCAATATACCTGCAAATGTTGGACTAACATTCGGTGACGATGGAGAAAAGATTGAGGGTGACGGTACAGATTTAACCATCACAGGAAACAATATTAATCTTACTGCTACAGCAGATGTCAACATACCATCAGGGGTTGGTATAACTTTTGCTACAGCAGAGAAGATAGAATCAGACGGAACAGACCTTAGTATCACTGTTGGTTCAGGTGGAGACATCAATATACCTGCTAACATAGGCTTGACATTTGGTAATGACGGAGAAAAAATAGAAGGTGACGGCACTGACTTAACAATCACAGGTAACAACATCAATCTTACAGGTACGGCTGATATTATCATACCTGCAAATGTTGGTCTTATTCTTGATGGTTCAGGTGCTGAAAAGATAGAGTCTGATGGGACAGATATAAACTTTAGTGTAGGCTCAAACGGTGATATAAACATCCCTGCTAATATTGGTCTAACTTTTGGCGATGATGGTGAAAAGATAGAGGGCGATGGCACTGACCTAACCATAACAGGCAACAACATAAACCTCACAGCAACTGCTGACGTTATAATACCTGCAGACGTTGGTATAACATTTGGTAGTGGCGAAAAAATTGAAGGTGACAATACAGACCTGACAATAACATCAGGTGCAAAGATAAACCTTACAGCTACCTCTGACATACACGTACCAAACAATGTTGGCATAGTATTTGGTGGTGACAGCGAAAAGATTGAAGGAGATGGTACAGACATGACTATCTCTGCAAACAATCTTACTGTTGATGCTGCAGCAGATATTACACTAGATGCAGGTGATGCAGATGTAGTATTAAAAGATGACGGCACACAGTACGCAGCTTTTACAAATAGCTCTGGCAACTTAATAATTAAATCAGGTTCAACTACAGCCTTAACATTCAGTGGTGCAGATGCTACGATAGCAGGTGACTTAACAATCAGTGGTGATGACCTTACTATGGGTACAAACACCAGTGGTCACATTATGGTTGCTGACGGAACTAACTTTAACCCTGTAGCTGTATCAGGTGACGTAACAATAGCAGCAAACGGTGCAGTAACAATAGCTAACGATGCTGTTGAAACTGCGATGGTAAATGCAAATGTTATAACAGGACAGACTGCTGAAACATCTCTTGACACATCTAATGACACAATACTTATACACGATGCGTCTGCTAGTGCATTAAAAAAGACTACACTCGCATCTATATCTTCTGCTCTTGGTGGTATCACAGATGTTGTGGCAGATACATCTCCACAGTTAGGCGGCAACCTCGACACCAATAGCCACAATATACTTATAGATGATGCACACTTTATTGCAGACGAGAATGGTAACGAGCAGATAATCTTTCAAACTACATCATCTGCTGTCAATCAGTTTGATGTAACAAATGCTGCGACAGGTAACGCACCTGAAATATCTGCAACAGGTGGTGACACAAACATTAGTCTGAAGATAACACCAAAGGGTAGTGGTCAGGTTGTGCTTGATGGTAACGTGGGCATTGAATCAGGTGTTATAGATTTAAAGAACGGTGGTTCTCAATCAAATGTAAAGTTCTACTGCGAGTCTTCAAACGCACACTATGTTCAGCTACAAGCCCCTGCTCACAGCGACTTCTCAGGAAATGTTACATCCACTCTGCCTAACTCTACAGGAACACTTGTAGGTACAGGTGACAGTGGCTCAGTAACAAACGGAATGTTAGCAGGGAGTATTGCTGATAGCAAACTAAATGCAATATCCACAGCAGGTAAAGTAGCTCTTAGTGCCTTAGAGATTGACGGTGGCACAGACATAGGTGCTGACTTAGCTGATGCTGATTTACTAATTGTTGATGACGGTGCAGGTGGTACAAATAGAAAAACTGCCATGTCAAGAGTGGCAACTTATATCGAAGGTGGTATAAGTGGTGACATAACCATCTCTAGTGGAACGGCTGCAATAGGCAGTGGTGTTATAGTAAATGCTGATGTAAACGCTTCTGCAGCACTAGAGTTTAGCAAGATGGAGAACCTCACAGCGTCTAGGGCATTAGTGTCTGACAGCAACGGTGATGTATCAGCAGCAACAACTACCTCAACAGAGATAGGTTATGTAAACGGTGTAACATCAGCAATACAAACACAGTTGGATGCAAAGGCGAGTAAGGGCTTTGCCACAGCTATGGCAATAGCCTTATAATTGGAGAAGGATAAATGGCACAAGATTTTGAAAGAAATACTTCAAACGCTGTAGGAACAAGTGCAGCAACACTACGCACTGCAAACTCAGACGATGCAATAGTGGGAATCATGATAGCTAATGTAGCAACTTCACAGATAAATGTTGAAGTGTACATAAACGATGGCTCAAATGATATACATCTTGTTAAAGATGCTCCCATACCTGTTGGTTCTTCTTTGCAGGTCTTAGACGGTGGTGCAAAGATAGTGATGCAAAGTGGTGATGCACTCAAGGTTAAGAGTGACACAGCAAGTTCTGCAGATGTTTGGGTATCTGTTGTTGACGCAATTAGTACGTAGGAGTAACAATGCCTTATATTGGAAATGATTTAGCAACGCAGTTTCAAGCGTTTGCCACACAAACCATAACAGGTGACGGTAGCACAAGCTATACGCTTGATAGAGCCGTAGCAAACGGCAAAGAGCTTCTTGTGTATATCAACAACGTAAAACAAGAAGAAGGCTCTGGTAAGTCTTATACAGCGTCTGGTACGACAATCACATTCTCTGAAGCAGTAGCAAGTGGTGACTCATGCTATGTGGTATTCTTAGGTTCTGCTGTGCAGACGGTAGTGCCACCTGATGCAAGTATTGTGTCAGGCATGATTGCTAATGCTAATCTTGAAATGCCAAACTCTTTGGACATGAATGGAAAAGAGTTAATACTTGATGCTGATGCAGACACTAGCATTACGGCTGATACTGATGACCAAATAGATGTTAAGGTAGCAGGAACAGACCAAATAACAATTAAAGATGGAGCAGTGTCTCCTGTTACAAATAATGACATTGACTTAGGAACGTCCTCGTTGGGATATAAAGATATTTATGCTGTCGGTCAATTAAAATTTGCTAACTTTGAGATTGGTGACCAATCAATTGATGGTAACACTGTTATTTTTAGATTAGCAAATGAAACTGAGACTGCGAGGATTGATAGTGTAGGAAGACTATTTGTCAAGACTGGAGGAGCAGAGCCAAGTTCTTCACAAGTAGGGGTTAGGATTTCTGGTATTAATGGTGACAACTTTTGGAAGTCTTCAACAGGTTCAGGAACAACTGGTTATGACCAACTTCTTTTCCTTAACGGAAATGGTATTGTGGGTAGC